AGAAAAACTTTAGGGATGAGAACGGTAAGCTGATAGGACCTGCTCAGTACCATGTTAATAAGCTTAAGCTGAAAGGTAAAGAGAAGATTAATGTTGACAGGACTTACAAGAACTTGTTTGAAGCTCAGATGTACCTAATGAATAACTTATATTCAAACTTACAATCTGAATTTGGCAATATGGTTTCATTAGCTAAGACTAGAAACAAAGACCTACAAGCTAAGGTTGCAAGGGAAGAGCAGAAGATAATGCAGTATGAGATGGACCCCGGCATTAACGTGAACTTCTTAGGCTTCTTACCTCCTAACTAATAACTATAAAAAAAAGAGGGACCCGTAAGGGCCCCTCGGTATTACTATTGAACCCCTTTATTGGGGTTCTTTTTTTTGTACTCTGCTATGTTAGCACGACCACGGTTAGCTAGCTCTGTTGACATAGCCTTAGCTTTCTCTTCACCGTACCCTTGGGCTACATACTCAACAAAGTTGTTAGCCTCAATGCGCTTTACGATAGCCTCATTGATCTCTGGGGTGTACGCTAGGGATGGATCTAAGCCCAACTCCTCTACGTACTCCATATCATCAATGCCTTCATTACTCAAAATATTGTGTGACTTGTTTTCCATTACCCTACCTCATCATATATCTTACCGATGGAGAGGTTTACAAAGGGCACCAGAACTATCATACCTTCCATGCACATTGCCTTAACATCTCCTGTGTTATTGTTCATTGTCCATACAGGCCGTGAGTCTACAAACTCAAGGTCCATACCAACACCCATTCTAAAATCTAAACTTATAATATAATTACCGATACCAAAATTCATTTATTTATCCTTAACGAATATGCCGTCAACCATTCGTCCAGTTCGTTTACTGATAACCTCGTAAGCTTCATCGAGGCACTCATATAGATTAGTATTCCAAAGCTTTGCTTGCATAATAAGTGTAACAAGTATGTCACCGATAGCATCTACAGCCTCCTCTTTATCTTCAGCTAGGATTGCATCAAGCAACTCAGCTACTTCCTCTTCCGTCTTAGAGAACTGCTTAAGCTTGCGTTCTTTAGTAGCCTCTCCCCCTGTTAGGATACCTTTATCATATCCCCAGTCTACTACTTTATTTTCCAAGTCTTCCATAATCTCAAAGCTCATTGTCTTCTCCTAGTATTGATCCAATTGCTATCTGGTTTGCATAGATGTTGAGTGCTCCAACCATAGACAGGTTAGTTACTCTACCGTTGTATTTATCGAGGACAGATTGAAGGTCCATAAGGAGATTCTCTTCGTCCTTCAGGTCCTCAACAGTTTTTACACGGGCTTCTGTGTTAATGACACCCGGCATTGTTACTACTTTATCATCAGTCATTTTAAATCCTTACTTAAGAAAAGAAATAGTCTGAGCTAACAACCTCTTCTATCTTGAGGTCTCCCAGCTCTGGTTGTGTTACGTTGTAGTCCTTAAAGTTTTCTATCAACATCGACTCTATCCTGTTAAAGAAGTTGTCGCAGTTGTATAGCATAGCGAACTGCCACTTAGTATGCTCTACTAGTTTGTCTACATCACAGGCATGGGTAGAGAAGGAGTCATGTATAGCCCCGAAGTTCCCCGAGAATGTCTCGATTACCTTAGCCATGTGTGCAGCATCCATAGAGTGTACAAAGTTAGGTGAACACCCAGAAGCAAAGGATCTCCTACAAGGTATCAGGTCACCATCCTTAGTTGTTACAGGTATCTTAATGCTATGACCTACCTGCCCTAGTCCACGTATTGTACCACGGATAGTCATGTTCTTCTGCTTCCATACTTCATACATCACAGGGAACCCTGAGGGTGTAGTCCATTGGAGACAAGTCTCACCACTACTAATGATGAAGTCAGTTACTTTCTGTAGAAACTTCATGGTCTTTAGGGGACCTACACAAGTATCGTTGATAGCTAGGATTAGATTCTTTGCAAGCAAGTCGCAGTCGTCTTTAGTTATCCTGTACTTCTTAGTGTACCCTTCAGTCTTACAATCGTAGTACATGTTCTCTGCTATCTTCCTTTGACCTGCAGAGTATGCACGAGTCATAGACCCACGCTTTGCTATGCCCTTGCGGATAGCCTTCATAGGTATATCCCTACTAGCAAACCACTCAGGCATTCTGCCTATCAAACGTTTCGCAACCTGTACATAAAAGTCCTTTTGTATACTTTGAGGAACAATTGAGACCAATTCACCTGCTTGACTGTCTTTAGACATAGCAGCTAGGTGTTGCCATCCATTGTTACTTCCGTCTACTGGTATAGGTAGTCGTGACATGTAGTCACCCTCTGACTTTGAGTACCCTAGCAGCTCTAGGCAACACGCCAGTAGAGTCACTGGTTTCTCCGCTTCCACCTTGAACCTTAGGTTCTCCGCATCCGCTATCAGTGCTTTTAGATTCTGCAGTGTCCACTGTGCTCTGTCCTTCAGTGTCATTTTGTCTACTGAAATAGTATCCAGACCTTCGTCTTGCAAGTGCAGTTTGTAGTCTTCGGTTAGCCAGTTTAATTTGTCAAGCTCCTCTATTGTATATGATTGATTGTATGAACAAGCAGTGTGTATGCATAGCCAGTAGTACCCACGCTCATCCATTGGTTTAGCTGTAGCAAACTCAAAGAGTCCCTTAGATAAGTCAGACCCTTGGAAGTTTAGGAAGGGTTCGGTGTAGTAAACTCTGCCACGGTAGTCACATTCAACTGCCTGATAGAACTCCTTGTCCCCGATAGCCCTAGCCTTGTTGAGAATAAACTTCATCTCGATACGCTTAGACTTACCCTTGTCAGACTTGTCTTCCATATCTATGAACTTAGTTACGTTATCCCTTAAGGCTTTCACTAGGTCCACGTTAAGGTGCCAGGGAACCTGCTGTAGCTTCTCTAATGCTTTGACAAAGGGTTGGTCAAGGCACTGACTAAAGTCCCTCTCAGAGGTCATACGTTTGATATACGGCCTCTTGGTTATAGGGTTCCTTAGCTTCTCTATGTTAGGGAACCTACGGAAGCTAGTGCCCAGTAGGGTAGAACCCTCATAGCATGGTGGTATATCTCCGAGATCCTCCCATGTTTCTGTTAGATAGATTACATAAGGGGCACGATACCCTTCGTACTCCCTCTCTATTTCTATGTATTTAAGGTGCAGTAAGGCTTCAATGAACAGGTCACCAACAGAGAACAACTCTGTATAGGTACTGTTACTGATACCAATCCTTGACACAACAGCTAACCCTATTGAAGTAGACGTAGCAGTAAGCTTGAATGCTTTGTTGCTAGTCCTACGGGACCTAAGGAATACTGATTGAGCTGCCTGTACTGCAGCTACAACTAGCTCTTCATGGTCCACACCATACTCAAGGTGTCTGTTAAGCAGGGATATACCGGCATGGTTCCGTCCTTTGGAACCGTCTCGGTTACTCCTTATATACTCAGCTACTCTATGTATAGCATTAGTCATCTATGCTCCCGCATTGTAGTCTAAGAAATCTACTTGACCTTTAAGCCTCTTGGTTTTCTGGTCGTAGTAAGCTGAACCACAGTCACCTGTAAGCCCTGTGAATCTGGACTTGAGTACCCGTAGTTTAATTGTATTACGTTCATCCTCATTCTCTGCAATAAGATTACGTGCAAAGGTGATGATGTCAAAGCTAATCTGTTTGATAGAACCTGAGCCCTTGATGTCATCAATAGAAGCTAGGTGTCCTTCTTCGAAAGACTTACCCATTGACTTACGTAGGTGAGAGATAACCCCCAACCATACGTCATGCTTCTTGACAATCTTAAGTAGCCCAGACATTACCGAGTCGATAGCTTCGTTGCCTGTCTTACCATCAGCACCTTCCGATACTGCAATAGTAATGTGGTCTAGCACTAGGTACTTACAACCTAACAGGCATAGGTTTTCTATTTGATCTATAAGAGAACTATCAGATACAGAGCCGTTGTGATCAAGCATAATAATACGCCCATCTCCAAAGACTTTATCAAACGCTCTTCTCTCCGCCTCTTCATCAGGCTCTTCTCCTGTAAACATTTGTATGAATTTCTGTGCGCTATCACCAATAGATTCCTCTAGTGATATGACACCTATGTTATCTTCGGTAGTTTCCTTAAGCTCCATGATGATCTCCTTAATCATGGTTGACTTACCACTACCAGTACCCGAAGTAAACAAAGTAATCTCACCCATACGCATACCTTCAAGCTTATCGTTAAGACCTGATAGGCACTTAGGGTACGGGACAGATTTAGTTTGTTTACGTTTAGAGAACTCTTCCCAGATAGACTCACCACGTACAATGCTAGCAGGTGAGTATGGTTGTGCATTCCAGAAGGCATTTACAATACCACTGTGACCATGCTTGATGAGTGTATCACACGGATCATTCTCTGCAAGGTGAGCTACCTTAACTTTATCCCAACCAATAATCTTAGCTGCATTGTCAATAGCCTTATCGCCAGCTTCATCTTTGTCAAACATCAGAATGATTGAGTCGAATGAACGAACCCACTCACGGTTAGCTACGAGGGGCTTGAGGTTGCTTGATGATGGTAAGGATACTACCGGGTAGATAGTTTTGTTCTGAAGTAGGAATGCCTGAGCTACTGCCATAGCATCCAGTTCACCCTCTGTGATTACTAGGTTACGTCCACCCGGTTGGAACGTAGACTGTCCGAATAGTTCTATGCCATCCATGTCACCCTTAGCTCGGAAGTCCTTAGGTAGATTACGGATCTTGTAAGCTGAGGTCTTACCCTTCTTGGTATACGGATAGTAGTGAGACTCGATAGTACCATCAGCATTGTAGGATACACGCATGTTGAAGTGTGCTGCTACTTGCTTAGTGATACCACGTTCCTGTACACCACGAGTGTCATAGGAATCTATAGTGCTGATGTCTTCTACTTTATTAGACGTATGGGATTCTTGCATAGTATATTCTCTTTCTTTATCAAATGTAATTTTATCACAGACGAAGCACTTACCAATACCATTGGAGTACATACCGACACCATCGGATGACCCACAATGTTTACAGGCTACGTGCCCAACAAATCTATCTTTCTTCATTACGACCACCGCTCTTCTTTAAGGTTCTTTATCATCCGTCTTTTCTTCTTCGACGCTTGCTTCTTCTGAATCCTTTCTGCTTTCTGCTTGTTCTTCTCGTACAGCGAAGTAGACTCTGTCGAGTCTTGCGATTGTTTCATCATCTATCTCTTCTTTAGGTATAAATTTAATGGCACCTATCTGTCTGTTAAGGAACACAGGGTTACCGTTAGCATACTTCTGAGTCAGTACATCCAGATACCATTGTACCTTTACTTCACCAGCTGAAAGTCCACCCCTTGTTTCAAAGAGTTGTAACATCTCAAAGGTAAAGTACTCAGTCCCAAGTTCTTTTATCAGGTTATTGATGTGCTTAGAGGAACTACTATATGTTCTCCAATTAGACACACGCCTATCCTTTCCTTTGCTGTACATGTGGAATTGTTTACGTCCAATGTACCGTGTTGGATTATCAGGGTGTATGCATTGTATCATATAGATAAACCCAAAGTACTTATCAAAGTCAAAGGGATCACCAACGTAATCCCAATGCCCTAAGTCTTGCTTAATAGTCATGCTCTTCATCTCCTTTGTACCACATAGATATATAAAAGAACTCCCCATACTCATCTATCTTTGACTTAGGATAGCCCTGTTCCATATACCATTTCTTCTTGTCGTCCCATGACATCTTCATGTAACCTTCAGGCACAGCCTTAGGGAATCCATAACGCCATCCTTCAGGTGGATCAACTATTAGAGTCATCGTAAGTTACCTTCCCCATAGACTTCTTCGATAGTCATCTCACGAAAGTCATCCCACTTCCTACGCATATAGATTAGGTTGAAGCATAGCTGTAGCTTTTCTTTCCATTCCCTTGGGTGCTTCTCACGCCATGTCTTACGTACCACATCTAGCATACCTTCCGCTGGCACATCCTTCAGCAACTTCTCTGCTGTCTTAGGACCTACACCTTTGATGCCTTTAATATTATCTGAGGCATCTCCGGTCAGTAGTTGTTTGCATAGTAGGTAGTGACCTTGGTCTGCATCTGTATGATACAGTGTCTTCTTGTTGAAGTTGTAGTGCCACCCGGGTACCATGTCAATGTCCTTATCTACGTGAGCTATGACAAAGGAAGTACCCATCTGCTCAGCTTCAGTAGCCCAGATAGATACCACATCATCTGCCTCACAGTTGTCAGACTGAACGCAGTTAGTATCCCAACAGTACTGGTACAGGTTAGCTAGTCTATCCTTGACTTGTGGATCCATCTCAGTCTTGGTACGTGTAGCCTTGTAATCATCGGTTAAGTCATACCTAAAGTTACCCTTACCCTTGACTGCAACATACCCCTTACGACTACCGGTGTCCCTCATAACAGCTAGCAAAGCTAGGTCAAAGGTACTGGCAGCTTGTGAGTCTGAGTTGGTAGTGTAAGCAATACGGTATAACATAGAGTCACCGTCAATGAAACACTTATCAAATTCAAACTCTTCTGTTTCTTTATTAGTGAACGTCAGCATAGCTGTCTCCTATTTGTCCATCACCATCCATACACATAACACCTACTTCTTTAGGTGCCTCTTTAAATGCCTCAACAGAAATATCCTTGACCTGCTCAGCATGCTCTTCGTCAGCTACAAACACTGTCTCGTCATGGTAGAAGAGAACAGGGTATGCATTTAGATCAGCTTCTTTAATCTTACGCCAAGCATAAACCAATGCAGCCTTACAGGTAATACCTTCAAGAGTCTGTAGTAGATAGTTAAGTGTCTGGTGTTCAGAACCTACCATAACCCTACGACCATCAGCACCAATGATAAAGCCTTGGCCTGTCTTCATCTGAGACATACGGAACTCTTCTTCTAGTTGATCCTTAAGAATCTTAAGTCCCGGTAGTGTAGCTTTAAACTTCTCGTCAGCTTCCTTACCAATCTTAGCAGACTTCTTACCAGAGATAGCTTCACCTAGCTTAGCATGGCCTGCACCAAACAAGTAGGCGTAGATGAAAGTCTTAGCTCCCGGCCTACTGATACCTAGTACATCTGCATTACGTTGGTGTACGTCTCCGTTGATTACCTCGTTAGTAAAGTTATCATCATTGATGTAGTGACATAGACCACGGAACTGATTGCCTGAGGAGTCAGCACCAACAACCTTCTTGCCTTCTTCACAGGTCAGTAGACTACGTAGGTCTTTACCATACGGTGCATGCACACCCGGTATGTTAACGATAGTACGGTGCCTGCATCGGAAGGATGGGGTACCAATGGTGAACATAGAACCATGGAGCCTGCCGTCATTGTAACGTTCAGGGTCCTTGACTTCTTCTATCCAACC